TGCGAGTGCTAAAATCTACTGAAAACCCAGTAATTCTATTAGACGCGTTCGACAAAGTAAACGACCAAGTATTGTACTTCTTTATCACCCTTTACAACCTCTTAGAAGAGCATTGCGGTATTGTAATGTGCGCTACCGACTTCCTCGAAAAACGCATCAAACGAGGACTCAAACTCAACAAAAAAGGCTATAAAGAAATATACAGCCGCATAGGGCGCAATTTCATAGAAGTAAACGCCATTACCCAAGCCGACTGCATACAAATATGCACCGCCAATGGTATCACCACAAAAACCGATATAAAAGCCGTATGGGCAGACTGCGAAGGCGACCTTCGCCGTGTAAAGCGCAAAATACACGCCCTCAAACTCGCACACCTTGAAGCCACTAATAACTAAAAATTAACAACTAAACAATGGCACAAGCATACACCCCAAAGCAGATACTCAATAAAAAGTTCAAACTCCTACCCTTCGATGGGCAATGGAAAGACTTTGTAGGCTGCCCCGACCGCGCCTTTTCAGCCATCATATGGGGAGGCTCTTCCAGCGGCAAATCGTCCTTAGCAATGCAATGGGCACGCTACCTTACCCAGTTCGGCAAAGTAGCCTACAACTCCTTAGAGGAAGGCGTATCACACACTGTGCAAATGAATATGGAGCGCAACTGTATGGACGGCGTAGAAGGCAAATTCCTATTATTAGACAACGAACCCCTACCCGAACTCATCGAGCGAATGAGCAAACACAAGTCCCCCGATTTCCTCATCATCGACTCCGTACAGTACCTGCGAGTAGATAAAGAAGATTACAAAAAGCTCAAACGCCTAATGAAAGAACGCAGCAAAGCACTTATACTCATTAGCCAAGCCACAGGCAAAGAACCCAAAGGCGAGCTCGCCGACTTTGCACGTTACGATGTAGATATGAAAATACGCGTAGAAGGCTACAAAGCCTTTCCCGAAGGAAGACTTAACGGAGGCGGACACCCCTTTGTAATATACCCCAAAAAAGCAGCCGAATATTGGGGCGATATAGATAACTGATAATTCATAATTCAAAAATCATAATTACCAATATGCCACCCTTTTCATACACCCTTGCCCAACATTTAGAGCTCACCTATCTTGAATACGAAGCCCTACGCCAGCACTATTTTGAACACTGGTGCGCCCACCTAAGCATTCCCCTACTGACCAAAAATGACCACCTGCTGAATTGGTACGCCCAGCAATGGCATATACAAGTAGAACGCCCCATAGAGCAAAATTACAGCGATGCCCTATCCCTATACACTCCCGAAGACATCCACCTGCTCATACTCATCTATGCCGAAAACATTTTGCAGTACTACCCCAGCGTATTGTTAAAGTTAGCCCTCTAAATATAATTCAAAATTCACAATTCAAAATTCATAATTATCATAATGGAAAGCAGAATATTAGCATACACCGAAGCCCTTGCCCTCGACACCTTCCTGCAAGTACTCACCCCCGAGCAACGCATCCTCACCTGCCAATACCGCGCAGGACACACCAACAAAGTACCCACCTTAGTACAGAAACTACAAGACTGGGTCAGGAGAAACAGCTGGCAACCCCCCACCTTTCGCTACGAACCCGAAACCTTAGAGCTACAATGGAAAGACGACAAACACCAATGGCAACCCCTCAGCACACACCCCCTGTACAAAGCCGAAGTCAGCCATTAACGTACGGGCGAATAGCAATTCGCCCTACCCGTCCCACCGAACACCAACCGAACACCAACCGAACACTAACCGAACACAAGCAAAATTCAAAATTCAGAATTAAAATTAATAACTTAAAATCATAATAAAAAAATGGCAACAAGAACCAAAAAAATCGTACAAACAGGCGTTACCAAAGAACAAATGGAAACCTCATTATCAGACTACGCCAAAGCAGAAGCCGAAATCGCCAAAATCAATGCCACCATTGATGTAGAAGTAACCAAAATACGCGACAAGTACGCCGAAAAAATCGCCAATTTACAGCAAATCAAAGACGACAACTTCGATGTACTACAAGCCTACGCAATGGAAAACCGCGATACCCTTTTCACCAAGAAAAAGTCCCTCGACAGCCTACACGGCACCATTGGCTTCCGCACAGGAACCCCAAAGCTCAAAACCCTCAAAGGCTTCACTTGGGGAGCCGTTACCAACCTCCTCAAAGAGTTCCTACCCCAGTACATACGCCTCACCGAAGAGCCCGCCAAAGACAAGCTTCTCGCCGACCGTGAAGATGAGCAAATAGCCACCCTCTTCCCCAAAGTAGGTATATCAGTCGTTCAAGACGAAACCTTCTTTGTCGAAGTCAAAAAAGAAGCCGAATAAAAGCCCTTAGTTTTTAGTTGTTAGTCATTAGTCCTTAGCTATCAGTTATCTACTAATACTAACAACTATTAAACTAACAATTATGCAACTAAAACCCAAAAACATTGCGAAATCCTTAATAAGAGCTTAGTCGGACAATACTCGGAGCTATGTCGGAGCTATGTCGGAGCTATACCCTGAAAAACCAATTATCAAATTCGCAATAAAAACAAAGAAAATATAACAATAATGCAAATACACACAAACCCCACCAACAAAGCAAAAACATAAAGTCTTTAAAAGAATAATCACACCACACACTTTGGCAAACTTTAAGAGTTTGACAAAGTTCATTACTATTAAATATTAAACATTTAAAAATGAAAAAAGAAACTACAATAAAACCCCACCAAATACGTATCCTGCAAACCCTTTTAAGCAAGCGTTTCACCAACCGAGAAGCCCGTCTGCACTTCGTATGCAGCTTTATCGGGCGAGAGCTCCCCAGTACCAAGAACCTCACCGAAGACGAGTTTTTCACCCTTGCCGAGTACCTTGGTTATAAGTTTGAAATGCACGCCTTTTTTGATGCCCAAAACAAGCAACACGCCAAGCTGTTATCCCTATGCCACGAACTCGGTTGGCGCAATACAGCCAACCCAAAATATGCAGATATAATACGCCTTGGTAAATGGTTTTGCAGCAGCAAAAACCCCTTCAAAAAAAGCCTACAACACCTCACTCCCCAAGAAGTAGGCAAAGTAAACAACATCTTTGAAAAAATGCTAATACAGAGATATGAAAGAAATTAGAAAATTAGCCAATGAGAAAATTAGCAAATTAATAGCCAGTGCAGCTAACACCTGCCCCCATAAGCATAAAGAGCTCCGCACCCTTGCCCACTACTGCACAGTCGAAGTAACCGCAATATTCTGCAAAGACTGCGGAGCACAACTCACCAAAGAACAATGGGAAGCATAACCTTTTAAACACAAAATACAATGGAAATAGACGATTATGATATAAGTTACTCCTCAATCTGCGATAGGATTAATGGAGACCCTCAAGCAGCAAAAAAAGAGCTTTTGCGTTTGTGCAATTTGACTGTAAAAGCAGAAGAAAAAGTTACAAAATTAGAAGAGGAACTAAGTAAGGCAAAAACTGAAGTGAGATTTTTTAAAAGAGGCATATACAACACCTTTCATTACTTTCACAACCGAATTAGCAAACTACCCTCCTCTGTTACCCTCCGTGAAGGAAAGACAATATACATCATTAAGTACTTCGATGAAGATAACATTACAATAGATGTTGAAAAGGAAAGTTTTTAATTACTAAAACACAAATACAATGAAAAATAAAAAAGTAACAATTGACGAGTTAGGTATAACAGTAACATACCAAGTTAGATTTAGCGGTGAAGTCCCCGAAAAAATTGCTCAGCAACTACAAGCTATGTACAAAGAAGGAATGGTATATAGTGAGGACGAAGACCCTCTAACCAATCACCCCTACCAAGAAGCAATAAAACTTATTACCGATGTAGGCTATAACGGAGTACCGTCTCATTACACCTACGAAATTGACAGCTTAGAATTTTCAGAGGAATCTGAAGATAAGGAAGAATAACCTTAAAAAAACACAAAGAAAATGAGAACAATCAAAGATTTAACCGTAAAAGTAACCTACAGTGTAGGTTTATCAGATGTAGAAGTATCTGAAAAAGTAGCTAAACAATTAGAACAAATGGCAGACTATGGATTTTCCATTTCTGATAGTGAAGAAAACAAATTTCCTGAAGCTTTTGAATGGTGCTGTGATAATATAAGTGAGGATGATGCCCTCTACTGGGAATACGAAGTAGAAATTGACTAATAACATTAAAATCACAAAGAAAATGAATAACACACAAAAATACCCCACTTGGCTTGTGTCCCTCGACATCGCCAAAGAACTCAAAGAAATAGGGTTTAATGAACCTTGCCATTTCTATTATCAGAATGATTATAGTGAATATTTAAAGGCAGGCGACCCCAATAAGTATCATATTATTTCCGATAGCCTTGCTGCCAATCGCAAAAACGCTAATCATAACAATTCTGATATAGCTATATCTGCTCCCTCTTGGGAAGAAGCCCTCGCTTGGTTCAGAGCAAAAGACTATTATGGCAACCTTGAAGCCACCAGCAAAGGCACTTCAGCCTACATCTTTCACCCCGAATTAGAAAACGGAGAATTTTGGGATTTTGCCTACAAAGAAAGCTATGAAGAAGCCCGTGAAGCTCTTTTACTTAAACTAATAGACCTTTATAAAGCAGCAAAACAATGAAAGCAAACGATTTATACCATAAACATAGGGAATTAGCTGAAAAAATATATAAATCCTATGAAAAATACAGTAAATATTGTGATAAAATGGACATTTTACTCAAAAATGAAATAATTAGTAATTATGATGAAGAGAAACCACATTTGTTTTATGTAGGTTATTCTGAAAGAGATGGTTTAGCTTTATATATTGACTTAGGAATTTCAGATATAACCCCTTCTGTTTGTAATATTGATGCAATAATAGGCTTTTTCTTGAGTGTAGAAAGGAAATTAACAATTAAAGAGATAATAGAAGTATCATCATTTTAACACAAACACTATGAAAATCGCCCTTACCCTTACACGAGCCCAAGCTGAAATCCTTGCCCGCGCCACCTTCATAGTGCAACCCCTATTCAACAACCGTGAGCAACGTGTACTTTACAGCATAATGCGCGAGGTAACCCTCAAAGCCACCCGCTTTTATATGGGGTTCACCACACAAAAGCAACGCAGGTTTGGGCTCAAGCTCTACGAAGCCGATATGTTAGAAAAGTTTTTAGGATACATCCTTACAATGGAACATTACGGACAATACGAACGCCAAACCCTATTACAAATAACCTATGACATCAACGAACAATTAGCCTAATGGAAAAACAATACTATATGAAAAGCCGCAAGTCAGGAGCCGAACACTGCTTTAGTTACGATTTAAATGGCAATTTAATAGCCTTTAAAAGCGTAGGCGAGCCACTTACTACCAAAGGCTGGGAATGGCTTTTAAGCCCCGAAATATTCCCCTATAATGAGGCACGAATACAAGCCCTACAAAACCACCCCACACTGCGGAAAAGCATAGAGATAAAAGCCGTACCCATAAGTATTACCTTTGAAGACTTTTGGAACGAATACGGCAAGATAGGCACTAAGGCAGTAGCCAAACGCAAGTTTGAGAAGCTCAAGCCCGAAGAGGTCATCAAAGCCTTTATAGGCATAGAGAAAGAGCGCACCAAAAAGAAACTTGATAACACCGCAATGCCCTACGCCGAGACCTACCTAAACCAAAAGCGATGGGAGGTGTGAGCCACGCGGGCAACAAGCAATAAAAAACGAGCCAGTTAGCACTATTACATTTGCTAATTGGCTCGTTTGCTAATTTGTATATTTACTAATTATATCGTACTTTTGCACTTGTAAAACTCCTCTAATCACTTCCTACTATGAAAAAACAACGACACTTTACCGCCCGCTTTTACGCCCTCGTTCGTGAAGAGTACGACAAACTCGCTCAACAGCGTAAATTTACCCATAACTACATAGTAACTACGCTATCTGAGAAGTTTCTGCGTTCAGAGCGTACCATAGAAAATATCATCTTCAATAGGGTTTAATCTACCCCTACAAAGTACCTATTGTCCTCATCTTCCACCTGCAAGTGTACTTGCGTAGGTTCGTAATACTTCATAGCACTACTATCATTTAACTTGCATTCAAAAGTAACCTGGTACAAATTGCCTGCTGTACCCGTATCTACAGGCGCAAAAGCGATACGGCGCATACTGCTATAGTTTCTGCCCGATGTGCCGTGAAAGTTGCCAAAAAGAGCGTCTAAGCTCTTGGTAAATTCCAACGCCCCCTCTTGGTTATAAGCCCCCTTGAAGGTATCTAAAAAGGTCTCATAATACAAGTAAAAATCAACTTGTAGGTCTACTATCTGTACCAGTTCGCCTATATCATTGATTTGTGCGGAGCGAAACCCAATAAATACAGCAGGTGTACCAAAGGGATGTTCTTCGGCTAAGAAGCCTACTTGGTTATGCCAAAGGTCTATCCATTGTATTTCGGGTAGCTTCTCACTGATACGCTCAGCGAGTTCTATATATAAGTCTTGCCAGTGTTCCATTATTCAAAAGTTAAATTTTCGTCTGCTTTATGTATTTCCTCTATGATGAGTTTTTCCAATTGTTTGTCCAAGGTATAGCTTTCTCCTATAAACTGCCTTTTAGGGATATGAATGGTAAGGGTTTCTTTTTCGGTCAGTGCCATCCACTTGTAGCGGCTATCCTGAGTCTTATAATACATTGCCCAAAAGTATTTGCGCATTTTCTCGGTTACTTTCACAGTTATAGTTCCTCCCTCATTGTGTATAGCCGCATAGCTTAGTTTTTCACCCACTGAAATTACTACCCTTTCAGGAGATTGTTCGGCTATACGTAGGCTATTTTTGAGCGTGAGCGACTGCTGTAGTGTTTTGTGAGGTAACGTATCCATACGCCTTACCCAAGGAATAAATGAGGCATCGGTGAAGCCCTGCTTTATGAATGATTGCATAAAGAAAGCCCGCGCCTTTTGAGCTACTTTTGGGGATATGTTTTTAAATATCTCCCTTGCCATAGCCTCAAAGTTAGGAGTTTGAAAGTTTGCCATAAATAGAATTTAAATTATTTTTATTTGCTATTTAAAAAAGTTTTTGTACTTTTGCAGTGTCTAATAAATCATTATTAGACTGTGATGCGGAGAAATCCAAGTCGCTCCCAATAGAGCCTTAACATCACTGCTAAGGCTCTATTGCTTTTAGACGGGTAGTTGCTTTATCAAAATCAGTCATTAGCTCTTTTATTGTAAAAGAGATAGCCTTATTTCCATAGATAAAAAACACTTCTTTTAACCATTCTCTATTGTTATAGCTTAAAAATTTCCCTTTTAAGCTTCTTACAACACCAACAGCCTCCCAGTTTTTGAAGTCTGAAAGGTCAAAGACAACAATTTCAGCTCCTTGTTCCTTCGCTTTTCCTAAGTTGCTCTTTACACTTGTATAAGAGCTTGTTTCTTTCCTATCAGCAATTTTATTATTTATTTCATATTCGGGGTTTTTGTGGTTTTGTATATCCAAATGCGGGCGTATATTCATATTCACCCCTAAATTATCAGCAATAACAATAGCACTTTTTAGGTTTTTAGCAAGGTCGCTTTCGTCTGCAAAGGGACTTACCTTTACCACAGCCCCATTTTTAGCCTCATAAACTTCTGTATAGGGTGCTTTTAGTTTGCTTAGTTCAAAGGCTTTTTTGGTGTCGCTATCAGCATCCAAAGCGAGGGCAAAGTAAGGGTGCGGGGTGCCTTGGTTTGTATTATCCTCTTTGAACACCTGTCCACTAATGGCTACATTACCACGAAACTCTTTAGGGAAGTCTTTCTCACTAAGAGTACCAGGGGTAATGCGTTCCTGTGAAGCAGGTTCGGCTGTCTGTACTACATAGCAACGGCAACGCCAGCCATTGGGTGGGTAACATACCTTCCAAAAGTTGCTGTCAATAGGAGCTATAAAGCCGTCCAAAAGTTGGTGGCTTTCCCTTACTTTGTTGTCCTTTACAGTCATATACTTTAGGTTCGGGTAAATATCTTTCATACTGATATACTCCTGCCAATTAGCAGCGTGGTAGCCCGCTTGTTTGGCTGTTTGCCACTCGGCTTGAAGGTAATTCTTGTTGTACTTAGGGTTTAGCTTCTGTACCTCTTGTAGGAACGTTTGCCAATTTTTGCCTTTATCCGAACGTAAAATTTCATTTATCTGCTGTAGGAGTACATAGTTTTTTGCTCCGCTAAACTTATAGAGATTGCGCTGCATTTGTAGCACTTCGGGCGAGATAGCTCCCGTTTGCTTATGTACCTTAAAGTTATCTTTGCCAAAGCCCTCCCACATAGCCCCATTGAGTTCTTTGTAGTTTTCTAAAATATACTCATCGGATAGTTCTCCTTTTTTGAGCATGCCATTGTATCTATCTTTGGCAATTTGCTCCATTACTTTTAGCCAACCTGTAAGGTCCAAGGAGTGGGTGTCGTGCGCACATTCGCAGTGGCTATGTGTATAGAGTTCCTCCGCACGTAAAAGGGCTCGGCGTAGTTGCCAACGCTCGTTTAGGGCTTTATCGTATAGGCTTTTTTTGAGCCTTCCACTGGTGGAAGGAGGGGTTTGGCTTTTTATACCTACTATCTTGAGCCCTGTAATGGTTTCTACTTGTTCGGGGTCAAAATCGTAATAAGCACCTAATGTATCTACCATTTTACAAAACTTCTCAGCTGTTAGGGGCTCTTCGTCGTCCCATTCAAAACGCAAGTCTTTTAGAGGCGCATAGGCAGGTGAGAGCTTCACCAATAGTGGTATGAGCTTCTTATTGATGATATGCTTTACAAGCAGTTTGTCGCTTTGAAAACGGTAGGAAGCCAGCTCAAACTGCACCTCTACCGAGCCGACAAAGCCTTTCTCATCGGTGAGACCTGTACCCCCTAAAAAGCGCTTAGAGATTTCGTTATCGGCACGCTTTATCAGAGTGTCAAAGACTCCCTCACTATTGTTTAAAGAAATGCTTGGCACTTCAAACTTTTCATTGCCACGCCCTACCATAAAGGCATTGCGCTTGAAGTTGGTAGCCATTTCAAAGAGTTCGTTAAGGCGTGTATCGTCTTCTCTTTCTGTGGTGATAAACAGAGGAGGTACGCCGTACTTTTCAATGAAGTCGAGCCACGAACCCAAACCGAGCTTTTTGGCTAAGATAATAGGGGCAGCTAAGGCATATTGCCCTAAATCGTTGTAGTCTTTACCTACTTGGATATAGAAGTTAGCAAGGTTGCCCTCCTTGTAGGGTGTGCCTGTAGTGTCGCCTGCTTCCTTGAGAACGATACCTTTGAGGGGGTTGAAGTAGGCTTGCCCTATTTCGGTTACTTCGGTAAGTTCGCCGTTCTCATCGGTATTAAACAGCTCAATAAGGGTAGTACCTTGAAACTTACTCATCAGTACAAGTTTGATAAATTCCTGAAACCACATTGTTTCCAAAAGCTCTTTAGCGTCCTCGTTGCGTTCTTTCTTAGTGTTCACCAAGCGAAAAGGCGACTGTTGTGTTTTGGCGATACGGCTTTCAATCACTGAGCCAAGATGGTTATCCTGCTCTAAGTTGTCGTATAGTTGGCGAAGCTTTAGCTTTTCGGGGTTGTCGGGGTTGGTGGCGAGCATTACTCCCATTTTCCAATCTTGGAGGGTTTCCACCCGCAACATTTTGGCTTGGTAGCTTATGTATTGCGAAGCGGCAGTATTGGTGCGTCCTGCTAATGCCATTTTGAGCATAGCAAAGGGGGCACTGGCTACAAAGTAGGCTTGTACGCGGTTATAGGCTTTTTGTAAGATATTCATTGGTTATTATATATAAAAGTCTTTGTTTGTTAGATTGCCATAGAGGAAGCGAGCCGAGCTTCCCTTTTGCTCATTGGTAGGAGGCTTGGGCAAGTCCTCCAATATATAAATACCCTTAGATAACTTGTCCAAGAGTGCTTCAGCCCATTCCTTTTGTTTTTCGGTATTGCTATTAGGGTTATACTTGCGGTAGGCGTTGCGTGAGAACACATCGTGCAACACCAAGAAGGTAAGCATACGCCCTAATAAGTCGTTATAGATAGGAGCATTAGGGTTAAATATTTTCTCTACATCGTAAAAGCGTTTTAAAAGCGTTTTAAAAATAGCGATATGCTCGGCTTCGCTATCAGTGAGGGCTTGCTCAAAGTCCTTGCTACTCTCATCAATCGCCCGCTCGAAGGCTTTGGAAATAAGGTTTTCTTTTCTTATATAATACATAATCATTAGTTATTAATTGCCTATGCGGCTCACACTGCTTGCAAGTGCTACTTGCTACCAGCGATTAAAGGTTTTCATTTTACCCATTAGTACTTTAAAGCTATTGTTAGGCATATAGGCTTCCAGGTCGGTAGTACATATTTGGTGGGCATCAGGCCAGTCATCGTGGGTTTTGTATTGGGGTTCTATACTTTTGAGTTGCCCTGTACCTGTTTGCATATCTACCGAGCCTTTAAGAGCTTCATTGTAGAAGACACGCCCATTCTGATAGTAAGGCTGCATGCTCATCATACGGTCTGTCTTACGAGTCCTATCCAAGGTGCGCTTGGTAAGGTTGAGGGTAATGCCTGTTTCCTTTTCCACCTCTCGAATAGTACGTTGCACCTCATCATTCCAAAATTGCGCTTCGTACTGCCAGTGTACCACTACCCCTGCAGGTAGATGTTTTTGAAACTGACACATCCATTCTACAGCTGCCCGCATTTTCGTCTGCCTACAAAAGGTATCAATCACGTAGAACTTACGTTCTTTAATACCCTCTACCACTACGGCATTGTAGTCACTGGTGGCATTGCCCGCGTAGGCAATATCCCAATGCCCGATGATGTACTCCATAGTACGAAGTTGGGGGAGTTTTACCCATTGGAATTGCTCCTCTTTGAATATCACCCCCTCAATGTAGGGACTATTGTTATACTCGGCATTAGCGGCTAATTCACCTATGCCGTCTGCACCATACACCAACTCATAGAAGTAAGTATCATCATATTTACCCACCCATGTAGGGGCGTAGGTTACAGGGTCATAAGCGTTTACTTGGTGTACCTTCCACTTAGGGTGCTTGTCCTGTAGTATTGTTTGTATCATTACGGGGGCAAAGCGGTTATTTGCCTGTACAAAGCGGCGATATTTGCCGTCCATAGTAGGAATAAGAGCCGTATCTATCCACTTTACTACTTCCTCTTGTCGGCGTGGGTTCTTGTTAATCTCCTTATCCTCCAAGTCGTCAGCTACGATAAAGGTAGGGCGTTTGTTTTTCACACGAAGCCCACGTGTATTTTGTCCCATACCAAGAGCCTGCCCTATAAAGCCACCCTTGGTAATAAAAAAGCCGTCTTCCCAAGTACCCAGCTGTTTTTGCTCACCAAAGTCGGCAAGGATACGCGGGTTGGCTTCAAACTCTGCTTTAATATCCTCCAACAGCTGCTCGGCACGCTCATAACTATTACCAATAATCACCAAGTACATAGGTTCGCCTTGCAACCACAACCAAAAGGGCAGAAAAATATCATTCCATACCGATTTAGCAAGCGCACGCCCCCATTGGCAAAACCCCTTAAAAGTAGGGTTCTTTTGTACCATTTTAGCCCATTCTATTTGGAAGTCAGCACAAGGAGCATCGGCATAGTGAGGGAAGTAGCGTTCCACCATTAGGCGTGGGTTCTTACGGCACGCCTCTATATTTGCCTTACGCTCTTCTGCCGTTTCATTGGCGAATCGTGCCCCTGCACTCTTGGCAAAGGCTATCTTTTGTAAATACCGCTCTTTGGCTATTTTATCTTCTACTTTCATTGCTTAAAACTTTTTATCGGCTACCTCGTGCAGGTGTTCTTCTTGGAAATCTAAGGTAAGTATATAGAGCTTCTCATCTTTGAGGCGCAAGGCTTCAAAGATACTCTCCATTACTTCTATATACATCGAAAGGGTTATTTTAGTACCCTTGATAAGGTTTTCAATGCGTTTATTCCATTTGGCAATGGCATCATCAATTGAGGCGCATTCCTTGCGCAGCTCCAATAGTTCTTTCTGTAGAGAACTCTCCTCTTCTTTATCGGCGTATTTTATCTCAGCTTCTTTCTCCTTTATCTGCTCAATTACCTGCAAGCGGCGGTCGGTGAGTGAGTCTACTACCAGCTGGGTGCGCTCTATACGTTCTTTGCCCGAATTAGCTTTAG